CCAACACCACTACCGTCATTCAAATCAATATGGAAAACATCATTAACCAATGTTGACCCATATACTGTTACATTACCATACTTTAGTGTAGGGACTTATAGTGGTTTTATTGATTGGGGAGATGGAAGTATTTCAGCAAACACTTACGCTAATAGAACTCACACCTATTCAACATCAGGTGGTACTTGGTTAATTAAAATTGCCGGAGTAATTAATGGATGGAGTTTTAATAATACTGGAGATAGATTCAAAATAACTGAGGTGTTACAATGGGGTCCTTTAAAAATTGGTAATAATGGTGGGGGATTTAATGGTTGTGTAAATTTAATATTATCAAATGTTGTTGACGTTTTAGATTTTTCAAATCCAAATAGTGCCGTTTTTTGTTTTGCAAATTGTTCCTCGATAACAACTATTAATAATATAAATTCTTGGGATATGTCAAAAGTGACAAATACTCAAAATATGTTTCAAAATGCGTTAAATTTTAATGATGATATCTCAAATTGGAATGTTTCGGGGGTTACATTTATGTATGCGATGTTTGATGCTGCATACGACTTTAATCAAAATATTGGTTCTTGGGATGTTAGGAATGTTTATAATATGTCTTATATGTTTCAATATTCATCATTTAATAATGGTGGGTCATCATCAATTAATAATTGGAATACATCAAGTGTTATAGATATGTCTGGTATGTTTAGTTACTCAACTAATTTTAACCAACCTATTAATTGGGATACCTCAAATGTTACTAATATGAGTAGTATGTTCTATAATGCAACATCATTTGACCAAAATATTGGTTTTTGGAATGTTGGTAAGGTAACCAATATGAATCAAATGTTTCGTGGTGCCACCCAATTTAATAATGGGTTAAGTCCATCAATTTACCTATGGGATACTTCAAAAGTTACAAATATGGGAGGAATGTTCTATGACGCAACATTATTTAATCAGAACATTGGTGGTTGGGATATGAGAAAAGTTACTAATATAACGTCTATGTTTAGAGGAGCGACTCAATTTAACAATGGTAACTCTGATACTATCAAAAATTGGATTATTACGGGTTCAACGTCTTTAGTTCTAACGTTTTTTAATGCTGTTAATTTTAATCAACCAATTGGTGATTGGAATGTTTCAAGGGTTACTAATATGAGTAGCGCATTAAACGGTGCCGAATCATTTAATCAACCATTATCAGGATGGAACACTTCAAAAGTTACTACAATGGGAAATATGTTTAGTGATGCGAAATCATTTAATCAAAATATTGGTAATTGGAATGTTAGTGGTGTTACAACTTTATCATCTACATTTTTTGGGGCAACCTCATTTAATAATAATAATTCACCATCAATTAGTGGATGGACAACATCTAAAGTTACAAGTTTAGACAGTACATTTAGAGCGTCGGCATTTAACCAACCTATTGGAAATTGGGATACTAGTAAAGTCACTAATTTACAAACAACATTCTATAGTGCAACAACTTTTAACCAACCATTATCCGGTTGGACTGTATCGGGAGTTACTGATATGCAAAACACGTTTGGATATGCGACTAATTTTAACCAAAATATTGGTAATTGGGACGTTTCAAATGTTACTAATATGTCTTATATGTTTAATAACGCAACATCATTTAATAACTTAAATTCATCATCAATTAGTGGTTGGACAACAAGTAAAGCTAATAATATGTCTGATATGTTTAATAACGCATCTAGTTTTAATCAACCTATTGGAAATTGGAATGTTTCAGGGGTAACAGATATGAATTCAATGTTTAGGAGTGCAGATATTTTTAATCAACCGTTATCAGGATGGAATGTAAGTAATGTAACAGATATGAGTGTAATGTTCTATTTCACCACCAACTTTAATCAACCATTATCAGGATGGAATGTAAGTAATGTAACAGATATGAGAGCTATGTTCTATTACGCTACCAACTTTAATCAACCTATAGGTAATTGGAATGTGAGTAAAGTAAATAGAATGGATAATATGTTTAGTAACGCGACTAGTTTCGACCAACCTATTGGAAATTGGAACATATCTGGAGTAACTAATTTTACATCTTTTATGTATGGAAAAACACCATCTACATTATCAGCAACAAACTTAGACAATATTTATAATGGTTGGGTGACCAAAAATCCTAAAACAGGTATAACAATTAATTTTAGTTCTGCTAAATTTACGGCAGCAGGCCAAGCAAGTAAAAATATATTAACAGGTTCAACCTTAAGTGGTGGTTATGGATGGTCAATAACCGATGGTGGAATATAGAATAAAGTAAACTATTTATATAAAGAAAATTATATTTAAATTTAGAATATGGAAAATAATCAAAATAACGATTTAACGGTTTGGCAAAGGTTATCAAGAGCTTTTGGCCCAAATTCACTATTAAATCAAGACTACCCAACATATAAGCTTGACAAAAAAGAGTTATTAAAAACTACTTCTCAAGCAGAATATGAAAAAGAAAAATTACAAGCTCAACAAACGTATTACTTATCCAACCAATGGACTAAAATTGAAAGTAATTTATATACTCAAGCCGTTTATTATGAACCAACTCGTTTGGCGTCATTTTATGATTACGAATCAATGGAATATACTCCTGAGATATCAGCGGCATTAGACATTTATGGTGAAGAATCTACAACTGTAGATGAAAATGGTTATATGTTACAAATCTATTCTGAATCAAAAAGAATAAAATCAATATTAGCCGATTTATTTAACAATGTATTGGATATCAATACAAACTTAACTATGTGGACAAGAAATACTTGTAAATATGGTGATAATTTTGTTTACTTAAAATTAGATTCTGATAAAGGTATTGTTGGTTGTATGCAATTACCAAACATTGAAATAGAACGTTTGGAAAGAGGTATGGCTGCAAAATCGGCAAATCTTGAAGAACCGGTAGAAAACAAAGGTTTAAGATTTAAATGGAAAGCAAAAGATATGGAGTTCAACTCTTGGGAAATTGCTCACTTCCGTTTATTAGGTGATGATAGAAAACTTCCTTACGGAACCTCAATGTTAGAAAAGGCAAGACGTATTTGGAAACAATTATTATTGTCTGAAGATGCAATGTTAATTTATCGTACATCGAGAGCACCTGAAAGACGTGTATTCAAAGTATTCGTAGGTAATATGGATGACAAAGATGTTGAGGCATATGTACAACGTGTTGCAAACAAATTCAAAAGAGACCAAGTTGTTGATTCCAAAACAGGTAATGTGGATATGAGATTTAATCAAATGGCTGTTGACCAAGATTATTTTATTCCTGTTAGAGACCCAGCCGCGTCAATGCCAATTGAAACATTAGCGGGAGCTCAGAACTTATCAGAGATTGCCGATATAGAATATATCCAAAAGAAATTATTAACGGCTCTTAGAGTTCCTAAGGCGTTTTTAGGTTTTGAAGAAACTGCCGGTGATGGTAAAAATTTATCGTTAATGGATATTCGTTTTGCAAGAACAATTAATAAGATTCAAAAATCTATGATTGCCGAATTAAATAAAATTGCAATCATCCATTTATTCTTATTAGGATTTGAAGATGAATTATCAAACTTTACATTAGCGTTAACTAATCCATCATCACAAGCTGATTTATTAAAAATTGAACTTTGGAAAGAAAAAATTGCTTTATACCAACAAGGTGTTGCGGCAATTGCGGGAATCGCTCCGGTATCTGTATCGTGGGCTAAGAAACATATTTTAGGATTCTCAGACGAAGAAATTAAACTTGACTTACAACAACAGAGAATTGAAATGGCTGTGGGTGCTGAGTTAACTAATACCGCAACCATAATCACTCATACAGGTATCTTTGATAATATTGATAAATTATACGGAAACGCACCGTCAGGTACAACTGCGGGTGGAGCGGCACCATCATCCCCACCACCACCTGGTGGAGGAGGAGGCTTCGGAGGAGGCGGAGGAATGGAAGATTTAGGTGGACCTGAATTGGGTGGAGAACCTGAATTGGGTGGAGCACCTGAACCAGCACCTGGACCTGAACCGGGAGGTGAAGCGGGAGTTACACCGGAATCATTTAAAAGAGATAATTTAAAAATTTTAGTTGAGAGTTCAACCTTAACAGAAGACGAATCATTCATTGATTTATCCAAAGGAAAAAATTCTTTAGGGGATATTGAAGCCCAATTAAGTAAACTTCTAAAAGATTAGATATTTATAATAAAAATTAGATATGAAAAATTTTGGTTTATTAAAAACAAAGATAGAAAATGTATTGTTAGAATCATACGCTAACGACACATTCAAAAACGAATTAAAAACATTTAAGAA